TCTCTGTCTCTGTTTGGCCTCGTATGCTGTGTATTCCTTGCCCTGGTACTTCTTCGGCGTGTTCTCTGCAGCGGCCATCTGGTCGAGTTGTTCGTCCGTGTAGGTTCGCACGGATGCACCTTTCACAAATGGCAAGTAATCGTGATAACAGTTCGCACCTTTTAGTCCGGATACTGATCCGAGTCCGCAGATCTCAATAAGCTGTTTTTTGTTATACACCCTACCCTGCCACACTGCGTGATCCGGTCTCGCTCCCGCGTGCCATGTGACTTCGTAGTGATCCGTTCCGAGATCTTTGGCGGTCTTCTCATTTATCTGACTCATGGTCTGATTAAACCCCGTCATGACCGCGCGTCTGGCAGCCACTTCAACGCGGTTCGAGTAACCGGAATCGTAATCGATGTACCGCAGTCCGGAGTTCGTCATTTCGGACGTCACGCGCCGCAGGACCGTGTTGTAATCAAACGATCCGGACAGGATATCATTCACGGCGCTATCGAGTGTCCGCTGATAGTATGCGGTCAGGTCGAGCGCTTTAAGCTTGCCGCTCTCTTGCGTGACAAAACCGAGCGAACGCGTGATATTCACTAATTCGCCCTTGGTCTGCTTCATCACGGCATCGATGGCCGCTTGCAGTTCTTTATTCTCGGCAAACGGTAGGAAACTCTTCCCGGTCTTCGTGTACAGATCGGCGTTTCGGACGTATTCCTCTTGGATCACGTCGCGATAGATCTTGTCGATCTCCTTATCGGACAGATTCAGAGCGGCCTTAATGTAGTCCTTAACGGTCTGCTTCGACACGCCGAGCTGTTGGAGTCGGTTCATCTGCCAATCCGCTGAACTCGTAATCTCTCCGGCATTCAGCTTCATACGTCGAACGATGTCCTCCATGATCCGCTGTTGCAGTTCGGCGAAATCGTCTCCGATCGGCTGCGGGATGATCTCAATGCGTCCGGGTTCCATGTTACAATTCTCCGTTCAGTATCTTTCGCGCCTCGTCCTTACCAATTCCGATCGCAGTAGAAATGAGATTAACTGCTTGGCCCTCTGTAAGCGCTCCGCTCGAAAGCTGCCCCATAATAGCAATCAGACTCTGCGTCTGTGCACCATTTAGCGACTTTCCTTGCACTTCGGCCGATGCCGTTGCCGCAGGAGCCGCCGCAGATCCGGGCATCGGCATCGCAACCACATCGCCGAGAACGCCCGGCGCTTGCGGAACGTTCGCCTTTGCCGTCTCCATGTCTTCGCCATACACCTTCATGCGGTATTCCCAGGCATTCAGCACGCCCGAAGCGAGATCCCTGCGAAGCTGATCGCGATCGCCCTCTTCGTCCGTCAGAATCGAATCGTGGAAATTGATCGCCACTTCGTAGCCGGTCGAGGCCAGTCCGTTATAGAACGCCAGAGCGTCGACTAGATCGGTCAGACAGTCCTTCAGATTGTCCTGAATCGCTGTGACACGGTTGTATTTGCGTTTCTTCGAATTGATAACCTCAGTAGCCGTCTTATCGACGTCCTGCACGTTGGAGAGGTCCCCAAACGCAAGGCCTACATTCTCTTCGATCGCTCGCTTGTACTCATTCAGGCCTTGGATATACCCAGTGTCTCGGAGAGTCGGCGAAAATTCGTGATACTTATCCGATCCGGTGTTATCCGCGATATCGAGTGTCTTCACGAGTCGTTCTTTCGGCTTCGTCCGATACCCTTCGGTATTAGCGACCGGGATCGCGTCGACATCAGCGATGATAGAGCGCTCCGCGGATTCATATTCCCAGTCAAGGCGCCCGAACTGCTGATCGGCTTTCTTTATCAACTGGATAGCCGAGTCAAACATCGATATTCCGTTCGGCGTGCGATCGATCGTATTCTTGCACGGGTTCCGGTAATATCCGAAGTCCGGTTTATCCCAGTCGTATTCGAGATTCTTCAGGACCGCCCAGTCCTCAAACACTTCAAGGCTGATCTCGTTGCCGATCTCGGCCTCGGAACCTTTGTATGAGTTATTGGTCACCGTCAGTTTCCCGTCGCTTACCGCGTGACGCTCAAACCGGCGATAGTAATCGCTATCTCCCTGCCGGCGGATCTCGATAAAAATAACGTCCATCAGACGCCCGGACGAGTCGAACCGGATCGGGATAAAATCGCCCTGCATCACGTATTCAACACTGGTACCCTGTCCGAGTGGCTTTATGCAGAACGCACCTAACCCGATTCCCTCTTGAAGGTTCTCGTTCATATCCCTGGTAGCGCGTTTAGCCAGTTCGTTCAGCGGCTCGTTCGAGATAACCATTTCCATCTCGTTTAGTGCGACATCGGCAAACTCTCTACAGATAGACTGCTCAATTCGGATGGATATAACCCCATCCTTATCAGACAACCACGACGCGGATCCGTTATACATATCGCGCCATGTCTCAATCTTCTCGGAGAGCGTCGAGGTGATCGCCACGTCCTGACCTACGATTTTCTTAATCTGTGATCCGGAAAGCATACGCCTCACCCCCTGTATGATCGCCTTAATCTGGCTCAGTATCGACATCGTCTCTATCCTCCCCAGTTGGCAAGAATCTCTTAATGTATTTCCACAGACCCATGATCAGATATCTCCATGCGTCTAAGCAGTGATCGTTCTCCTTGATCGGTGTTTCTTTTCCTTTGTCGATCGATTTCTTATCGTAAGAATAAAGCCCGAATTCTTTCTCAAGGCGTTCCTGTTCCGGGCTGATCGACGCTATCCCGTAGGTCATACACTTCTGCACACGGCTGATACCAAGAGCGACATTATTCTGCGCGTTCTTGATTCGGATTCCTGGCATAACCTTTTTAATCTCTTCGGCAAGGCCCTGAGCGGATGGATCAATAAACACGTACGATACGGCCGTGCCTGTTCTGCCTTGGATCTTCTCGCAGAACTCCTTGAAATCTAGAGCGTACTGTGACGGGCTTCTCTGGTGGCCTGATTCGCGGCCACTGTGGTAGTATTCGCCGAGGCCTTCGATAATTCGGCGCTTAACACTTACGCCGGCGGCCTGAAACGTTGTAGCATTCTGCTGTCCATAGTCGACGCCCACGCCGATCAGATCGTATTGTCCGATAGGCGTTTTAATGTGCCTCAATTTATCGAACATGTAATAGACCAGTTCGTCGATACCCGTACATAGTCCGAGCCATAACCAGTTGTACATCTTGATATCAGATGCCCGAAGTATCTCGGCCAACTCGATCAGCTTGCGTCCGAGCCATTCTGGAGGGACATCGCGATAATCCGTATGCACATGCAGTACATCCGGGCGTTTCTTCATTTTCTCGAGCCACGCCATGATTGGAGCGTTCGGATTCTTTGGAGGGTTAAACAGGTAGATCATCTGGAAGCTATCATCATTGCCTCTGGCAAATGTAGCCTCGATATTCAGCAGCTCGTCTTCTCCCTCTCCAGAATCAAAGAATTCGGTAAGCTCGTCGACGATAACGTATTTAATCGGTCGAGTCTCGTCGATCATGCCCTTAGTATCATCGATCGAGTCGTTACCAGTGAAATAGATTGTATTTCCGGTTCGGTTATATCTGACTTCCATCGGTGAGACGGTGATCTTGAATCGGTTCCTCGGCACTGTCAGTCGGTTGATCGCTCGCAGAACTTCCCTGTAGACTGTCTTGCGAATCTTGTTATGAAACTTACGCAGGACTACGATCGAGCACCTACGCGACTCGAGGGCCTTGCATACGGCCTTGATCGAGACGAACGATGACTTCGTTCCGGCACGTCCAGAGGTGAGAATGATGTGCGTGTGCTCGTCATCCAGGAACACCGGCATCAGCTTCGGTATCACTTGATCCTCGATGTATATTTCGTGGGCCATAGTTAATGATCACCCCGTCATCCTCGTCGGTTCCTCCGTCGGTCTGTAATTTGCGTTCCTCGAGTTCGAGACGCTTCTTGTCAAAGTCGATCTTGTGCCGATCCATCGGGTTCATTCCGAACCATGAAGCAAGCCATTCAAGCGCCTTCTGCCGATCCTCGAGCTTAATGCGGAATCCCTTATCGGACTTCGATACTTCGCTGACAAGACCGGTATCGACCATCTCCGACGGCATCGCTGCGAGTTGGTTGTCGATCCCATTGAATCCCCATGTAGCAAAGTCGGACATATTGGAAAAAGCGATCTTCATGTATTTCTCGACGATATCGTCGGGGCACAATCGGATCGCTTCGGATTTAAGGTCTCGCAAATAGTCGATATAGGCTTTAATCTTTGTTTTTCTCAGTGATTCGTATCCATTGACCGAAGCCGTATTGTATGCGCATCCCGGATGACTCTGCATGTATGCCATTGTTGCATTTCGGTTACGCACGAAGATCTCACAAAATAGCTTCTGAGCATCATTTAGCGCATCGCCAAGTTCTACGCCTCTATTCTTCTTGCCGGAGGAGTTGGAACGTTCTGCTTTATCTCGGAACGCTCCGGAACGTTCTGCCGTTCCGCTGTCCCACTGATCCTTGCTTTTCCATCCTCTTACGGTTCCTGCCGGTATTCCGAGTTTGTTCGCAATGTCGACGAGGGATTGACCTTGCTCATACAAGGCTCTCGCTTCTTCTCGATTCGCAATGGTCGTTCACCTCGCTTTCAGTTTTTATAAATCGCCCTCGTCCGGAGTCGAACCGGAGACCGTGCCCAGACATTGGGCCGCTTTGCCAAGTTAAGCTACAAGGGTATAGAAAAACCC